AAAGACCCCGCCGAAGCGGGATCTTATTTTTTAGTTTAAGATAATGCTTCAATATCTGTAGCAGTAACTTTAGAACTTAACTCTGTTAATGGAGCTGGCCCTGAACAGCCTTCCATTACATCAATAGCTTTTACAACAGTAAAAACATCTGCAGCAGTTAAGTTAGAAGCACCTGTTATTTGTACTTCTTTATTAGCCATATATCCTATGACTACTTTGTTCGATGTTAATTTAACTGAACCTACACCATCGGCAGATACTATGTCAAATTCTCCACTAGCTTTTGCTAATTTTATGTGTCCCATAATTTCTATCTTTTAAATGTTAAACAATAATTAAGCTCCTTTAAATAACACGAAGTTATTAGCAGCTTGAGTTACTAAACATCTTTCAGATAAGAAACTTACAGTCATAGCATCTAGAGTGTCAGTGTATGCACCACCAACTGAACCAGTAATCCAAGACTTCATTCTTCGATCTTCAGTTTCAGAAGCTCTATATCTTACATGTAAGAAAGGACGTCTTATATTAGATCCTAACATTTGATCGTACACTGTAGTAGTACCAGCTGGTATTAATACACCGTCGATTTCTTTGTCAAGTCCTCTTAATGAAGCATCATTTAAGTATTTCCAGTCAGTTTTATAGAAGTCATAAGAACCTCTTCTAAATCCTGAAAATCCAAAGTTTAATGCCATATCACCATCATTCTCAAATAATCCGAAAGAAGCAGCTTGTGTAGAAGCATAAGCTCCATTTACAGATGCAATCATATCGTCAAAGTCAAGAGCAGTAGATCTTGATAAGAATAACATGTTTTCTTCAATAGCACCTTGCTTATCTAAGTTTTTGAGTATTTCATCAAAATCACCTAAAGCACCTGAACCAGGAGCAGCAGCACCAGCAAAACCAGAGTATACGTTACCTCTTGCTTCGATAGCAGCAAATAAACCTTCAGAACCTTGAATGTTAGTAGTTAATGCAGCATTGTTAGCTCCACCATATTGGTATTGTACAGCATTACCAGCTTCAGTATAAGCAGCGTTATACATATTTTCAGATTCAACCATAGCCATCTCTAACTGATCTTCAAATCTTAGTCTTGTTTCAGACTCAGACTTTAAATACCATAAATAACCTGATTGACCGTCTTCTGTAGCAACTTCAACCCAACCAATTTGAGCAGTATCAGAACCATTAATCTCAAAGTTATCTTTAAGTATCATTGGTCTGTTAGAAAATTGAGTGAAAGTAGGCTGAATAGATCCTTGCATACCAATTGAACCTTTACCAAACTCAGAGCCGTAAACAAATACGTTACAACCACCAGCAGTTACAGGTAAAGAATTAGCAGCAGTACCATAAAACTTAACGTTTAACACATTAAGAGTAGCACCAGAAACAGCTTGTACTAAACCTTTTTGTACGATTAATCCAGTTGCATTATCAGAAATTAATACTGTTTGTCCTTGTCTGATAGCACCTCTTCTGTCAGCAGCAGCAATATCTGGTTGCGCAACAGCTAAATCAATAGTAAGAGTAATATCAGCATCAGCTAACCCACCTGGAGCAGCAACAGTACAAGACTTATATGCAATATGTAATCTATTTTGTTCAGACCAAATTACTTGATCCGATGTCATCGGCATCTCTGCGCCGACCATTCTTAGGAAACCACCAATTGTTCTGTTTCCATAACGTTCCACCTCAGCTTCATAAAGCTCTGGTAAGTATTGCTGAGCAAAACTACCTGTACTTCCATCAAACGTTAAATAGTTTGTATGTAGAGCTAATCTAGTTTGAGCTGGAACTAAACTTGCGGGAAAAGACCCACTTGTAGCAAAAGCCATAATTTATGTTTTTAGTTGTTATTTTTTTATTTTAAATTTCAACTTAGAACTATCTACACCACTAATCGCTTTTACTCGCAACCCATTTATAAACATATCACCATTTGCTTGAGGTCTAACATCTTCACCAATATTCTTTGATTTAGACGTCATACTTCTTATAGCATCGGCTTTACCTTGTTCGTAAAAATGAGAAGCAATTCTATCAGGATTTTGTGCTGTATATAAAGCTTTGTGATAACCTTTAGCATCACCAATCGCACCATCTTTGTTCAAGAACTTCTGAAACAAACTATTTAAATTTGATTGTTTTTTAGCAATATCACTAGGGTTGTTTACGTTATATCTAAAAGTTTTTTCTCCAACTGAATATTCAAAACCTTTGAACTCTTCGTTGAATAACTTATTAGAGCTATTAAGAAATATTTCCCTATTCTTTGCTCCTTTTTCTTGTTCTTTGTTGTGTCTATTGAAAAAGTCCATAGCTTTTTGTTGTTCTGGAGTTAAACCACTAGATCTCAACTTGATTTCTTTGTAGTATTTACTCTTTGTTTCTTCCAAAAAGTTTTTGGCTTTAGCAATTTCTTCTTTATAAGCAAGTTTTTTCTTTTTTATTTCTCGCTCATCATCCACATCTTCTTCAATTTTAAAATTATCTTCCATTATAAAGTTAATTTCTTCTTGATTTAAGTGTGGTTTAGTTCTTTTGTAGTATTCATTAAGTATAGCATCTTCATTATACTGTGAATAATCTCTATTTAATCTAGCATAATCTTCAATAGTACCACCTGTTTCTTCCATAAAACTTACTAAAGCTTCTATATTTTCTGGAAGCTTTTTAGTTGGTGTTTCTTCTTTATGCTCTTGTACAATTTCTTGTACAACTTCTTCTTTATTTTCTTCAGGAGTAATTTCTTCTAAAGGATTTACTTCTTCTTTTTTCTCTTCGGCAACCGGCTCAACACTTGGTTCGGGTGCTCTTTCCTCCACTTTTTCCACATCTGTGGTTTGTTTATCCTCATCCAAACTTCCTGTGCTTTGCTCTGGAACGGCATCTTCTTTTTCTTTTTCTTCTGGTTTTTTATTCATATCAAGTTTATATACTTGATCATTGTTTCTTTTTAAAGAAGGCTTTTTTATTTTCAAAGGCAAAGCCTCTTGCTCTTGTTTTGTTGTTGACATAATATAATATAATAGTTAAAAAATACTTATTGCATATTAAATGCACTTAAGTTTAATCCATCAGGATTTTCTGTTTCAGTAAAATTAGTTGGAGGCGTATCATTTTTTCTCTGACTAATCATTTCACTTTGTTGAGTACCTGATATTCTTGTTCTTTGATCTTTACGATCTTCAATTAGTTTTTCTTTTTCTCTCTTAAAACCTACATCAAGCTGAGCTAACTGCATGTCATATCTAAACTTTAACTCCATCTCTTCTTTTCTCATTTGAGATTCTCTTTCAATTTTATTTATATTGAACTGAGATTTAGCTTGTTCTATTTGTACTTGTGTTTCGGCTAGCGCTTGTTGTTTTTGCATTTCAGCTAGCGCAGCCTTTTCAGCTGTTTGAGCGTTTGCTTGAGCTTGTGCTTGTATGTTAGCTTGTGCAGCTTGTTGATCTGCTTGTGCTTTTTTCTTTCTTCTATATTTTAACATTTGATTAGCTAAAGCTAGATTTTTAACATTCCTTATATCTATAGCGTCTTCTAATGTTATAGAATTAGTTTTTAAAGCGATTTGAATATTTTGCTCAAGTTGTTCTTTTTCCTCTTCATCTGGCTCTAATTGTAAAAATATACCGAAGTCATGTATGTTTATTTTAGATAATTGATCTAAAGTACCTACATTATATTCTGATATACTATTTTCTAAAGCTTGTCTAGTTAATGGGTATTGCAGCGCATCAGCAACTCTTAATGATATATTTTCACAAGTTCTTAATGTTAAAAATAATTGAGCTTGCAATATATGCCTAGTAGCTGTATTACTATTAGCTGCAGCAAGTTTTTGTAAACCTACTAATGAGTTTTTATCTGGCGTACTACCATCTCGCGCTTCATTTAATCCTGTTACATCTCTTATCATTTGTAAATAATACTGATAAGTCTGTATTAAAGTTCCTATTTTTCCGCCACCACTTCCAGTCTGTAACTCTTGTATAGGTACTTTACCTCTATTAGGATCACCTTCTTGAGTCAAACTTCTACCTACAATACTACCAGTTTGGAAATACATGTTTAACGCTTCGGCTGGATTATACTTTGTACCATTGCCTAAATCAACTTCGGCTAATCCGTCCATGTCTAAAAATACACCATCAGGAACTGTTCTAGCCAGCACTTGTTGTATTTTAAGATGTGTAAGTTGAATCATATCAGCAAAGCCTGTTATTCTTTTTACTAATGAATTAATTCTACCTTTGTATAATCTTGGTGCACATATATTATAATTCATATTAACCTTAACAGTATCACCAGTAGGTCTAGTCATATTTTTAGCTAGCTTCCACTCTAACATCATAGGATGTCCTAGTATTTTTGCTCCACTATACAATACTTCTATTGACCTAGTAATTACCTCAAAGTTTTCAGTTTCAGGTGGGTTAAAAGTGTCAGGCTTTTCTAATACTTTTTCTAACCCAAAAGCGTTTTTCTTAATTTTAAATACTTGATCATGATAAGTTTTGTATTCAAAATACATAACTTGTACAGTTAAATCATCATACCTACCATTCCAGTTTCTTAAATATTCTGGATTACCTGGATATTTTTGTATTGTTTCTAGTTCTTCATCAGTTAACTGTGGAAACTGCTTTTTAATATCTGGTATAGAAACAGATTTAACTTCTCCTACATAATATAAGTTTTCAAAGTTAGGATCATCTGTATAAGAATAAACCATAGCTGCTGGGTCTACATAATCTACAGTAACACCCTCAGCTTCATTAAATCTAGTTTTTACAGCAGCAATACCTAAAACAGTTAAATCGTAAGCTAGTCTTCTTCTAGTTAAATCGTATTTATTATTTTCTAATATATAGTTTATAGCTTCTTCTTCTGCAACTTCAACAGATTGTTTAAAATCCATTTGCAAGTGTATTGCTAGTTCTTCTTTGTCTTGTGGCGCTGCATCAGGATTTTCAGAATTAAAAGCATTTACACCTAATATTTGTTTAGCTTCAGTTAAGTAATCTTTAGCTACAATATCAGTCATTAATCCAACAGCATAATCTGTTCTTTGTCTTGTACAAACAGGATCTTGAGCAAAAGCGTTTATCTCGTAGTTTCTACCAGATATACCATTAACAACAATATCTACAAATTTAGCAATAACAGGTACAGGTTTCCAGTCTAAGTTTAAGTAACTTAAATCACCGTTTATAGCTAGCTCATCTTTATATTTTTGTACTGGTTGTTCACCTCTAGCATATAACCTTAAATTATGAAACTCGTTAAAATTAACAGCATAGCCAGGAGCGTTTACTCCACCCCTATAGTTTTTAAACCATTCACTTTCTATAGCTCTGCCTACGGCAAGCCCATACTCTAAAGTAGCTTTTTCTGCAGCTGGTACAACCTGATCTGGAAAAGAACTATTACTTGTGTAAGAAATTTGCATTTATTTATTTTATTATTTTAGAAATATTGCCATCATTGTTATATCTTTTAAAACCTAAGTTAAAAGACTTAATAATATTTTTAGGCGCAGGTCTATATTTATTTTTGTTACAAGCCATTATAGCTAAACCAGAACTTATAGTAGCATCATATTTAGTTCTGTTATTAATGTTGAATTTAGCCCAGTCTTCTAAAGTTCTTTGAAAATACATTGAACCATAACCTTCTTTTATTCTGCCTACATTATCGTTTATATAAGTCTCTATAGCAGCAGCATGTGCTTGTTTAATATCTTCGCTTGAGTTAGGTATACCACCTATTTCTCTTTCAGTTGTAGATAGTTTATTAGCTAATTTATCAGGACGATTCATGCTAAAACCTCTATAACCTCTTCGCTTTAAATAGTATAATAATCTCGGCTTGTTATTTTCAGCAAGTATAGGCATGCCATAAAAATGTAAAGCCATTAATACATCTTCAAAAAATATTTCAGCTGTCTGAGGTCTAGCTATATATTCTAAGAAAAACTGATTAAATGGAGCATCTTCCATAGAAAACTTTGTTAATCCATGTAAAGCTCCTTTAGAACCTTTACCATCCACAGTACCGCTAATGTCGTAACTGTCACAGCCAAAAGCTCCAATGTGTTCGTTAGCAGGATATTTTGTTCCATTTTTAATTATTACTTTATTTTGTAAATTATGAGGAGGTACCCAGCTAACAAAAAACCTACCATTATTGCTTGGTATAAAACTTACTGTAGTATCTTTTATCCCATTATTCCAAGTAAAATTACCTTGAGTTATGTTTGCTATATTGTTTAACTCTTCGTTATAATCTATTTGTTGATATATTTTTGTTATATTAAAAAGAGCTTGTTTACTTTCATCTCTAAACGCATGAGCTTCTGATCTTGGAAATTGTCTATAATATTCATTTAAACTATCTTGATCATGCTTTAATCCCTCAACTTCATTTTTCCAATGTTCAATAACTCCTGTTGTAATTTCGTAACCGTCAGCTCCTTCGACTCTATTTTCGCTAGTAACGAAGACAGGTGATCCATAAGTATCGATGAATCCTTCGTAGTTCCACTCCATAGGTATGAACAAGCTATAGAGTCCAGAAGTTGTTTGTCCGTTTTTATTTCTTTTTGTAACGTCTGAATTGTAGTATAAGTGTTTAAAATTGTCTCCACCTTTATCTAATGCATTTGATGTTGAGCCCATCATACATTTACCTACAATCCTAGATCCTAGTCTTAACGTAGTTTTTGTAACTCTCCAATTATTTAATATATTGTCAGGTCTTTCCCATTTGCCACTTTCATCATGAGCTAATAGTTTTAGTTTTTCACCATCATAAGAGTTATCACCTGTATTTTTCCAATCAATAGTTGTATCAAGTCCTTCTAGTTCTGTGAGCTGTTCATTATTTTCCAACTTTCTTCTAGTAAGTTTGGATGCCGGAACCCTATATGCCAGCTCAGTCTTTGGCCTATCCATACCGTCTTGAATTGGTTTGAAGAAAAACGGATAATTAACGGATATTGGGACAACTTTATCTGTAAACATTTTTTTGGCATCGGCTCCAGACTTGGAAAGTATACCGAATCTAGCATCGGAAGATATTGTAGCTTGGTTGACAAGTTCCGCGCTTGACATAAAAGAGAATCCAGATCGTCTGTTTTTAAGGTAGCACATACCGTAACATCTTTTATCTGCTTTACATGCTTCCCAAAATATAAAGAAGAGTCTGTTTGACTCTCTAAAATCTGGTGCTCCAACGTCGATTTTTGACCATTGCAAGTACATGTAATGAGTACCAGTAATGTAAGTAGCAATACCATCATTATAAAACCAAAATCCCTGTTCTCGTCTAGTAAATTCATTGTCAATATAATCGTACCATTTTTCTTTAAAAGTTACAGAATGCTCTTCCCAGTCAAATCTAGTCTTTATTCTTTGTAATTCTTTTGGATATTCAAATCTTTCCCAGCGTTGTTCCTTTTTGTTTTTACTTCGTTTAAACGGTTCATCTGCTGCTGGTAAAGCGATGCGGAGATTTTGTATTTCAATGATTTGTCCAATTTGTCCTGTTTTACTTATTACTATAAAATCATAATCAGAGTTATAACCATACTCCCATTTTTTAAACCTATTGTTTTTAGCTAATATTTTAGGATTTACAACGTCTTTAATTTCTTTCCAAAGAGTTTGTTCGTAAATCATTTACTTCTCCCTTCTGCAAAACCTTTAAATGGTTTAATTTCTCTTTTATTTTCTAAACCTTTTAAAATGTTCTCTTCTTCTTCTATACGTTGTAGTATTTCAAATGCGTCCATAATACAAAGCTTTTTAGTGGCTGCAGCATTTTTTAATCTATCTGCTGCTAAGTCATCTGAGTCATTAGTTATAATTTGCTCTTCTGCTACTTTAATTAACTCGTCTACAGCTTTACGCCCAGCTCGGATTATATTCTTTCTCGTCTCCTTCGTATTCATGGATTAAAGCTATATCATTTGATTTCATACAATAAAGTCGTTCACCTTCTACAATAAACTCAAACTCAGAGTTAGGCGTGAACGTAATAAGTGTCCCAGGTGTTATTTTAAGAGCTTCTAAGGAACTATTGCTATATTTAACTATACCAACATTAGGTTGCTCTTTACTAATGCTAAATTTCTCTTTATTTAAAATAGGTTTAACAAAGCAATAATTTAAATGGCTATTGCCATTATACATATATATTTGAAAAGGAGAACAAAAGTAAAGATCATCTTTAAAATATGTTCCACTGTTTCTTTCAATACCTTTTATATCATAATATCTTCTAAATATATTATGATGTACATATACTATATCACCTGTTTTTACTTTAGTTTTAAAAGCTGCAGGCGTAGAAACGACAACAGCTTTCTTACTAACAAACTTATGATCTTCAATACTAGTGTTAACAATGAGGGTTTTATCATCGATCTTCTTTGTATTATCATACCTGTCGTTAAAAGGTTTTATTATAAATTGATATAAACTTTTCACTAGTATTTTAAATCGTATTCAACTGATATAGCCATATTACGATTAAACTTTTTCCAAGGTAATACTTCATTGTTTTTCTCAATGAATATATTATAAGACTGATCATTGTCTTCAAAAAGAATATCGCTAATAGTATGTCCACCGTATACTTCCTGACCAGTAGAATAATGCATAGCATCATTTTTATAGTCAGAGCCTATACTAATCTTCCTTATTATTTTCACTGTATTCTCCTGTTTTAAGATCAACGTCTATATTACCATACTTATCTTGAAGTTTCTTTTTTACATTTTCTACAACTGATCTTTCTTGAGCAGCTTTAATTAGTAGTTCGTTTTCAACAAGCCTCATGTGGCCTAGTTGATAAAGTGTATTGTTAAAATTATTAGAAACTTCTTTTACTTCAGATAACTCTTTTTTAGTTATTTTATTTGCCATTTAATTTAATTTAATTTTTAATATATGCCCATGAAGAATCTAAAAATACTATTACTTCTTCTGGGTTAAATTTTTCGTCAACTGCTTTTTTGACGTCTGACCAACTGTAATCATGGCCAGCAATTATGCCTTTATACTTTAGCTTTGGTAGACATAATTCAATATCTTTTTTTACATCTTCATACTTGTGACTTGCGTCTATGTATATAAATTCAAACTCACCGTTTGGAAACTTAGGCACTTCATCATAGCTATAACCTTGGTGATGGTATATATTGTTAAAGTATCTTGTATTTTTATTATACTCTGATTTAACTTTTGACCATGTATAACCAAATTCTTTATTAAACTCTTCAGTACCTTTGAATGGATCAACACTATGTATCTCGCTAAATATACCACTAGCAGCTATCATTTGAGTCGACTCACCCATGTAGCTACCTACTTCTAAAGCTTTACCGTAATCAGGTAAGTTATCGCAAACATAATTTAATAAAAATGCAAAGCCAAAAAAATGATTATTTTTAGCTCTCCCACTCATTCTCCAAGGAAGATGAGTGTTAAATCTTTGAGTTATCATTAATAATACGCTAATATTTCAGTAGCAGTAGTACCATCAGTTCCATCTTTGCCATATATTTTTTTAACAAGTACAGGCATAAAAGTACCAGTAGGTACGCCTACAAATTTAACAGGTGTAGTATCTCCTTCTAATAATACTTTAACATTACCTGTTCCGCCTACATATAAGCAAGCTCCTCTGTGTAGCACAGCTACTTCATCAGCAGCAGGTGTAGGTAGTACATCTTGAGCTACGTCATTTTTCCCAGTTCCACTAGCTATTGTTATAGCATTAGCAGAGTGAGCAAATCGTCTTGGCTCAGCAGCCATGTTACCTTCTAGTCCAGCAATATCTATTTCTATTGATCCAGCCATTTTATTTATTTATTTTTGTTATTTTTTCAGCACCACGACTTCCGAAGTATGCTACATAAACTGTTACCAGTAATGTTTTTAATAAGTCAACCCAAGCACTATTTACTTGAAACTGCATGTGAAAAGAATCTACAGACATTATAAAAACAGAAGCAACAGTTAAAAATATTAAAGCTAAAGGTCTAGTGTTTTTACTTAGCCAAGAGTCTGACTTCATGTCTGCTCTCCATCTACTTGAAACCTCTTTTAACTCTTGCAAGTCTTGTTCTATCAGCTTCATAGCCTGCTCTTTATCAACAGCCTTGATCTTATTATCACTTGTTATAAGATTTTTTACTACACCAAGACCGCCTTGATCAGGTAATACGTCGCCAATAGCTTCTAAAACTTTAGGCGCTTTGCTAGCCAAAAAAGCTCCGATCTTAGTTTCTTTGAAAGTTTTTTTGCTTTCCATTACTTGTCTTTCTTTTTACCTATTAAGTTTTTAACCATCATAGCTCCTTTAATAATAGTAGCAGGATCTAACGCATTAGAGACAGTCTTTTGCTCTAACTGATCTGTTACTACATTTTTAATCCTGTCAGCATCTCCTGTGCTGCCTATTACAACAGTGTTATCTGTTTTAGCTTTAGTAGCGTTTCTATATTGCGCAACTAATTCACTAGGCCCTTCTCTTAATATTTCTTCTTTTGTCTTAGGTCTTTTATAACCTAACTCTGGGTCATAAACTCTTTTATCTCTAACTTGAGAATATATCCTATTGTACAACTCAGTACCTATTTGATCTGCTGAAGGTTTAGCGTCTTGTTTAGGTTGTGTTTCAACTGTTTTAGGTTTATTTATATACTCTCTGCTTTTTTCAGACTCTAACTCTTGTTTTTGTCTATAAGCTTCCGCAGCTGCTGTAAAATCTTCAAAAGATTTATACTTGCTTTTTACGTTATCTCTATTTTCGTTCCAAGCATCTCTGTCAGTTCCTTCACCTTTTCTTTTAGATAAAACTTCTGTTTCTATATAATCTCCTTTTTCGTCTGTACCTTTAGTTTTTGTAGTAGATACTATTTCTTTTTTACTACTTTTTAAGTTTTCAGTCGCTCTATTATCAGCACTTTTCTCAACTTTTTTAACTTTATCACCTGGGCCTTCCATTAAATAAGTTGGAGTAACAAGACCTTTACGGACCATTGGGTTGTCTGATCCGTAAAGTTCTTTTGATTTTCCTTGGAATTTTAATTTAAAAGCCATAATATTTATCTATTACTTTTGAAATGCTTAGATAATATGCTTCCTAGTTTTTTAAGTTGCTTACCAGGTGCAGCCATATTTTTAGCAGCATAACCACCACCATCTTGATTAGTTTTCATTTTAGGCATACCACCGTGATGTTTTTCAGCCATACTATCATAACGCTTAGCATTAGTATCATAACGCATAGTATTAGTTTTGTAATTCATAGCCATAGTATCTTTCATGTTAGCATGGCTAATCATAGAGCTAATATCTTTATCTAGTCTTTTCTTACCTGCTTTGCTAGCATTTTTCTTATCTTTTTCATCAGCAGCAACTCTAATAGCAATACCTTTAGCAGAATTGTTATACTTAATTTTTTGCTTAAAATAAGCAGCAGGCGTTTCACCTCCACCGTATCTGTTACTTACTGTTTCTTCTTTTGATTCTTTTTTCATTTGTCTTACAGATTTTCCTCTTTGATCTGCTTCATTTTTTTTATAAGCTCTTGATCCGAGTAGTTTAGAATAAGTTGATCCTGGACTAGTATCTAAAGCTATGTCAGATGCTACTGCTGCATTTTCTGCATAATTTTTAACTTTTCCATCAGCGCTACGTTCTTTAACAAGTTTTTTAGCTTTTCTTAATTTTTTCCTTTCACTTGGTTTATCAGAAGCCATAGCTTTGTTTTCAGGTTTTTTACCTTCTAGTTTATCTATCTTTTTGTTAATTCTATCAGTTTTATTTGAAGCTCTTTTAGTTTTTCTAGCTTCTTGAGCAGCAACTCTTTTAACTTTTCTTTTAACTTTACCCTTCATGTCAGAGTCTTTGATAGCTTGCTTAGCGCCTTTAGCATCTCCAGCTTTAATAGCGTCTTCAGCTTTTTGCATAGTAGTTTTAGCTTTAGGAGCTTTTGGCTTAACAGGTGCTATTGGCTTAGCTTTTATTGGATCCATTTTAACTTTGCTATCAGATTTAGTTTTAGCAAGTTCCTCTTTACTTATTCCTTTTTCTTTAGCAGTTTTTGTTGGTTCTGTAGTTCCGTATTTTTTAGTGTTATAAGCTTTAGCAGCTTTCTCAAAGTCTGCAAAAGTTTTATATTTACTTTTGTCGGCATCTTTATATGCTTCTTTGTAAGTTTTCATTGCCATAGTATGTACTTTTTTAGTTATGGCTTCAAACTCTTTTTTGTATGTCATTGCTTTACCAGGCATGATTTTTTATTTTTCGTTATTATATGCTTCTTGTTCCCAAGGAAAAGATGGGTGACCATCGATCATCCATTTTCCATTGTATTTTATTTTTCCATTTTTTCTAGGGTAAACTTCCCCGTTCCAAGTAACGGTATCTGCGGTATAATTTAAACCTCGTTTACCATTAGTTTTTTCAAATAACTCAAACTGATCAACATGTACATCCTCATGCTTTCGCACTTTGTCATACTCTTTACTACCAACTTGAATATCTAAGTCTATTGTTATAGCTCCATTTTTATGAGCCCTACCCATAACATTAGGCGGTTCGTCTTTGTGATACACAGGCGTGTTATCCACAATGTATGGTGGTCTCATTTTAAAAGCCATTAATCGTATTTTACTCTGTTATTTTTAGTATTGTAAGGAAAGTTTTTATTAAACCAATCTTTCCTATCATCACAACCACAACCGCCAGGTATCATATCAGCTATACGCTTTATACCTGTAGCAGTTGTAAATCTTTCAATTGTATCGCCAAGTCCTCTATCTTTCATTACCATTTAACTTTATCCGCCCAATAAGCAGCTGACATTTTACCTTTAGCTATATTTTTAGCATGCCTTGCTTTAAAGCTTTTTCTTTTAGCTTTCATACGAGCAGACTCACCAGCTTTAGGTTTTCCAGCTGTACCAGACAATGAATTAACTTTTTTACCTTGTTGACCAAATCTAATAATTTTTTCTTTACCTCCAGCACAAGCTTTAACTATATGAGATTTAGTCTTATGACTAGGTGTTCTTTTAGGTTTATTACACTTTAGTGTTTTTTTATCTACAGCCATTACTTCTTTTTCTTTTTAGATGAAGCGCCACAAGGCTCGCCTGTAGCAACATTAATCCAGTTTTCTTTTTGAAACCAGTCTCTAAGTGTAGCACCTTTTTTACGAGCTCCTTTAACAAAGCTTTTGCTAGATCTTTTATATTTACCCTGCGAAGCAGCAGATCTTTTAGCTCTAACAACAGCATCTCTCTCGGCTTTACTCATTGATCTTACCTTGCTAGCAGGTAGACAGACTTTCTTGGTGCCACCACCTTTAATCTTTTTTACCATATAATCTTCTTATAGATGCTTTACATCGTTTAGCTATTTTAGCTTGCTCTGGTTTTCCGCCAAACCTAGAACGCTGTTCCATTACTGTTAGTATTTGTATTTTTCTAGCAAAAGGTTTATTAACTTTTTTAACTTTACTGCAAGTAGCACGAGCATCGGCAGGCGTAGCAAACTTAATACCAACAGTATCTTTTGGATTTTCATCTGTATATAATCTTCTACCAGAGCCTTTAGGTTTTTTACCAGTGCCTTCTTTTGGATCTTTATTTTTCTTTGCCACTGCCTAATTTTTTCATAGCTGCGTTTCTAGCACACTTCATTTTTTTAGCATAGCTAGGATTCTTTTTTCTATTAAAAACTATTTGTTGATTTAAAGAACCAACAATAGCTTTTTTGTTTCCTTTTCTAGATTTAATTAACCAGCTGGCTAAGTCACCACATGACAACTCTTTAAACTTGCCTTTGGCATCTGCGTACTCGCTGTCTTTCCACTCAGGTCTTTTCTTTGCCATTATATTTTACAGTTATGCATGTTAATAAACCAATTAGCTAGTTGCACATCTCGTTTAGTAGCTTCTTTTCTTGACTTAAGTTTTTTAACTTTAGCACAAGTTACATCACCACCATACAATTTATTTATTCTAGCTTTTAACGTGCCGCGATATTCACCGCCACGCTTTTTCATTTCTTTTTTCTACCTAAATATTTACCTGGGTTTCTAGTACATCTAACACCCCACCCACTAGCATAAGCACTAGGCCATACTTTAAATTTTCTTTTAGCAGCAGCTTTACAAGCAGGAGATATTTTAGTTCTTTTTATTTTAGCAGCTACACTACCACTTTCTAACGCATCTGCCGTGTCTCCTACAACTTTTTGCTGATTACCATGAGCAACAACAGCGCCACCTAATTGCTCTTCAACTTCTCTTAGTTTTTTTACTGTTTTCTTTATTTTCTTTTTTTTACTCATTGCTTAAAGTTTTCTACCTTTTTTATCAACTTTAACTTCCTTTACTATAACTCTAGTACTAGGTTTTTTGTTTTGTAATTCTTCTAACTGTCTATTAAGCTCTTCTAATTTACCATCAGCTTCCGTTCCATCTTTAATCATACTAGCAGTTATACTAATTTCTTCCTTTAATATATCTTGAGTTTGTTCTAGCATTTCTACTTGATCTTTCAATTGCATAATCATTTTCTCGTTCCACTCTTCTTTTAGTTCATATTCTAAACGAGTGACTTCTATAGGTGGTAGCTTTTTAGCTTCTTCAATATCTGCTTGCAATGTATAATACATACCTACAAAAGAGGCTGTAACCATTATTATAGCTACTACAGTTTTTAAGTCAAGTTGTATGTTGGTGTTTTCAGAGATCTTTGTACTCATTAGTTGCATCAAATGACGGGCATGCTTTATTAGCAAACTCGTTGTGTGAATATATACTAGCTTCAGGGTACATTGCTTTTAAAGTATAAAGCACTGACAGTAAAGCATCTTTTTGTTTTTCGGTTCTAGTATCTTTCGGGGTCTTGCCATCTTCTTCAACGCCTCCGCAATAACAAATTCCTATAGAATTACGATTGTGCCCTTTGCAATGAGCCCCGATTTTAGCTATATCTCTACCACTTTGTATGTCTCCATTTATGTCAATGTAGAAATGATAGCCTATGTCTGACCAGCCTCGACCTTCTACGTGCCACTTTCTTATTGTGTCTACACTTATATCTTGGCCTTCTCTTGTAGCTGAGCAGTGAATAATTATCTCTTTAATATTTCTCATGATGTCGGATTTAGTCTATTAACTTCTCCTACCAACTTTAAAGTTTCAGAAGCCTTATCTATATCTTGCTTTTGTTTTGCTTTTAAATCTTGCTTAGCTGCTCTTTTATATTTACCAGCAGCACCAGATTTTCTAATAGCTTTTTTATCACCTGTTTCTATAGCTCCTTCTAATGTTTTCTTTTGCTCTCCAGTTAAAGAATTATCTTTTTTCTTGCCAGGTTTTACTTCATCTGGTTCAGCTTTACTTATATTAGAACTAATAGGTGGAACTATATAACCGCTTTCATCACTGCCTAACATGTCTTCTATAGACTTTAAGTTAGCTACAGTTTCATCAGCTGGATTTTTTATTTTACCTACCATGCTTACCATAGTGCTGATGTCTCTTCGCTTTTTAAACTTCTTCATTACTTATTTTTTAGCTTCCACCATTTATGAGCCGTGTAACCTATAGTCATTAATAGCAGTATTACTTCTAATATTGGTTCCATCCAATCTAAACTTGCGATTGTAAATGAAGTTATATTTAAACAATATAACTTTAAATCTTCTATACCAATCATTTGTTAGCGTTTAAAACTGCGTTTCCTTTGTATTCGCAATTATCAATTTTTAAAGTTGTTTTAATTGTTTCGTCTCTAGAAACCATAGTTCTTTTGCCTAATGGTTTTTGTTTTGGGCTTATATCTTTTCCTGACATTTTTTTATATTTTAAAATGAAGCTTTAAGAAGGCTTCCTAGTTTTTTCTTTTCTCCAGTGTTTGGATCTACATAAGAAGTAGTTACTCTTCCATCTCCTTTACTCATGTTTGTTTTTCTTTGTTCTTCCATTTCAACCTTAGTAGAGTCTCTTTCTTCACCTGTAGACGCATTATAAGATTTACCACTACCACTTGGACTATATTCAACATCTAGTTCTGGCAATACAGTTCCTGTAGGAACAAATGGCTTTTCACCTTCAGTTCTTGCAATTGGATTTTTCATTCTTGCCACTGGATTTGGTACATATTGGTTTCCTGGTACATTACCACTTCCTGGTAAAGCTCCTGGTATATTTGGATTTACTTCTGTAAATTGTTTCATGCCTTGAGCGTTAACTATGGCACCATTTTGAAAAGGCATTTGACCCATATCAGTTTGATTGATCATGTTATTGTTCATCATACGGACTGGTGATCCAGCTCTATTAACCATAGTTTTTACTTCTTCTACGCTTTTGTTTTCCATAGCCGCAACAGCTTTTAAACCATCAGGTCCATCTTTAGCTAAAGCTTTTTGCCCTGGGTTTAAGTTGTTTATTGGACTATTAGGATTTAATCCTCTATTTTTTTTACTGCCGCCTAAAACTATTTGTATAGAGTGGCCGCTTGTTTTTCCTGGTACTCCCATTATTTTAATTTATCT